CTTCTTACTTCTTGTTCACGATTTTGTCTATTATCCATTTGCTCTCTCCAATTTTAAAGTTTCTCTTGCATATTGTTCCGGTGTTAGTCCTAATTTCTTAGCTAACGCAACCTGAGTTTTAGTCAGTTTCACTTTTTTAGGCGCGGTGCTACGCGTTGCCGGAGCAACTACAGTCGAAGGTTTAGTGCGCTCGGCGGGTTTTTCCTCGTCTAGCGTTGCATCCCCAAAGTATTCTGGGAATCGTTTCTGCATCGTAGTATCAATACGACGGTAATATTCATCAGATGTGGGATCTATACCACTTCTAACTAATTTCTCATGTACCCCTAAAGCAAGACTAGTCATTTCTTCATCTTGTCCAAACCATTCATTCTTTTCTTGCCAAGCAAGAGCTCGAGTATCTGGTTTTGAAGCTTGAGGTTGACTTTGTGGTATATATACCTCTTTTTCGTCTTCTTGTAAAGTATTTTTATACTGAGGCATATATCTTTGTGCTTCAGACAATCTAAACTGAGCATCATTCATTTTTTGCTGAGCTTCGATAATCTTGTCAGAATCACCTAAATCATATGCTTCACGGTAGTCTCTTTTAGCTAAAGCTAACTGTTGCTCTAATGCACTCTTAAGAGTTTGAATATAAGTTTCTTCTCCACTACTTAAAGTAGTTTTTAACTTTTTATTCTCATCTGCTAATTGTTGTGCAAATTTAATTGCTTCCTGTCTTTCACGATCAGCTGCTTCTTTAGCACGTCTCTCATCATGATGCATCTTTCTAAGTTGAGCCATACGAGTTTTAACTCTATCTGAATAATCATCAAGAGTATCTTTCTCAACTTCTTCCACAATTTCTTTAGGTAAAGGTTCACGACCTCTATCTTCTGGTGGAGTATCATCTTCTACTTCTAAATCTAATTCATCTTGAACTTTTGCTTCTACCTTAACTTCTTTAGGTTCAGCTTTTGCTTCTACTTCTTCAGCAGGTTTAGCCGCTGGGATTTCGTCATCATCAGGATATTCAAATACAATATCGCCGTCTTTAACTTCAGCCATTTAGTTTCTCCTTATGCGCGAGTGTAGCCGCGTGGATCTTGCACCACACCTTCTACAGTATCGTCGTTAATAATGCGGAATTCTCTTCCGTGGATTTTAAATCTAGTACCTGCATATGCACGTGTTAAAATAAAATCACCCTCTTTACACCATGGACCAGTCGGAAATCTTGACTCGTCTTTGTAACACATATCACCCATTCTAACTACAAATAATACAACTGTTGAATGTTCTTCAATATGTTTTGTTTGTCCAGCTTTTACTAGACCACTTTCATATGTTTCCGATGCTTCAGGAATTGCACATAAAATTCTATAACCTTTTGGATCTGGCAGTTGTAATCCTCTTTCTTCAATTGGAATATCTTCTGCATTTACTTCATCTACTGTAGGAATAACAATCGGTCGACCATTTGCATCAACCAAATTTTTATTCATCGTGAGTATGTCACTCATCTTCAAATGTCTCCATTCTTTGTGCAAGGTCTTTAATTAAACTTTCTGCGACGGATAGACCTCGTATATATCCGACCATGTTAGTGTACGAAGCGTAATCCTTCGCTGCTCCGTCTCCTAATCCTAAAATTGCTTGTTTGCGCTGATCATCTATTCGAGACAATAATAGCTCTAGCGTTTGGTCCATTTAGTTACTCCTTGGGTTTTTGTTGATCCTTTTCTCTTAGGTCGAATTCTTTTTTCTTAAACTCTGCATCCATACCTAATTTAATACCTTGAATGACATTATCAGTTTCATGTTTTTGTTTTTCTTGAGTTGCTTTAGCACCTAACTTAGCACCTTCTAATCTTTCATGTGATGCTATTTTTTCTTTTTCTAGAGCTAAACGTTCTTGTTCAATTGCAATATCAGCTTGAGTTTTTTGAGCTCTAATTTGTAAGTCTTGAGCTTTTAATTGTAACTCTTGTTGTTGCATTTGAATGAGCGGATCTTGTTGCTGTTGTTGTGCTTGTTGTTGTTGCATCTCAGCTTGATCTTTAGCTAGAAGTTTTTGTGCAGCTTGCGCTGTTAATCTAGATAATTCAACTTCAACATCTTCTGGTAAGTTTTCATCAGGTCTAGGTAATGGTGCACCTAACTGTTCTTCTAATTGTTTTCTATATTCAAACGCAATATGTTCGTTAATATGAGCTAATGCAGCAGCTTGAATTTGTTGTGCCATAGGATTTTGACTCATCATTTGCATTAACTTAGGATCTTGCATAGCACTCATGTGTACAGCTAAATGTGCTTGATGATCTTGATAGATAAATGCTTTAACAGGTTTACCATTAATGATGTCCATATTTTCTGATACAGGATCTTTTGGTTTTTTATCTTCTGCATTAGGAACAAGCTTACCAATATTTTTAACACCTAATACTTCTAACATCTGTCTATTTAATTCAACTAAATCATAGATTTGTGGGTTAGCTTGAGCCATTTGCATTACAGCTTGATATTGCACAACCTTTTGTGACATAGTTGCAGCATTCGGATCTGATACAGGAATAACTTCACAGCAATCATAGTCAGATTGTTTAGCACGACGATCACCAATTTCTGGTTCATATGAATATTCTTGTGGAGTGTAATCACGAATAATACCAGCTAATAATTTAAACTCTTGTTTCATTGAGTAATGGATACGTGCTTGAACTGCACTCATTACTTTTAATGTTCTTTCAAGAATTGCTAGTGTTGTACCTACTGGAGAATTAGCAGACATATCAGATACTTTCATATCTGCAGCTGAAGCAAAGCGTCTGCCTTCTTCAATAATTTGATTCATTAATTGATTAAGAACTTGACTTGGTTCTTTATATGGTAGGGGTAAAATATTATCTCTGATAGCACCAGCTGGCACATCGACATCACGCCATTCACCTGGAGCAATCGGAGTGTCATCTCCTTTAATTCGTAAGCCCCGTGATTTCATACCACCTGGTAAGTTTGATAAGGTACCTGCATCTACAAGTTGTCGTAAGATCATTGTGCCTGATTTTGCAAAGGCACCTATCAAATGAATTAAACCAAAGGCATAGAATCCAAAACCTGGAATATAACTATAGTGAACAAAGTGTTGACGTTTAGATTTTAATTCGTCTTCAGGGTCCCAATTACGTCTAATCGCTAGAATGGTACCTGTACCTTTTTCAATGGTTACTACATACGGTAATGCAATACCATCTTCACTATCACCATTTTCTAAATCTAAATTGACATGCATTTCGAGGATCTTGTATCGATCATCTTCCGTAGGATTAAATCCTAATTTCTCTGCAATCTTTTTCTCAACTTCATCAATATCTAAAAACGGTTCACCTAAATCTACATCGCGATAGAATCCTGCAACTTGTAACTTACGTAGTTCATTTTTTGTTTTACGCATCACGTGTGTCACACGGTCTGCTGTTTCTAAACTTGACGCACCATAAGGAACAACAATATCTTCTGCGGGTACATACATCGCCACTTGTCTTTCAAATGACGGATCATAATAAACTTTCTTAAACGCATTACCTGCTAAGCCTAAACCCCATAACATTCTTTCATGCTCTGGTCGATACTCAGGCATACAATCAGTAAGCTGATAATTCATGTCGTCTTTTACACGTTCAGCAGCATCTTCTTTTTCTTTTGTTTGTTTACCGATGATTTGTGTTTTGACAGGACCTGCAGCTGGAAATGTTTCCATCATTGTTTCTGCTTGGAACTTCACAAGTGCTTCTGTCATGAGTGGGTGGTAGACATTACATGCGCCAGCCCATGGTTCAGTTCTTTCATCTACTTTTAAACCAAGTAGTTCTAAGCCATCTACATAAGTAGTTAACCAATCTTTTCTTGAATTAATGTCGGCATCGTATTCACCAATTAAATCACCTGATAATTCTGTAAGTTGTCCTTCATCTAAATCTTCTGCTAAGTTAGCATTGAATTCATCATTGACTTCTTTACCAGGAGTAATTGTAATCTCCATGCTACCATCATCAAGTGTAACTGATTCTGGATTTTCAATTTCAATACTTAAATCTGGTTGACCCATAGCCAACTCTTCAATACCTTGAGGTGCTTGACTTACACTTTTATCTATATTAATTGCCATAATTTAATCCTTATAATGCGTACAATCTATTTCTTGAATTTTTAAATCCTGGTATTTCATCTTGTTCATCACTTGGTAACTTAATGAAACCACCTTGTCTAAATCTTAATAGTGCAAGTGTTGTTGCGTCAACAAGGTCGTCATTCGCACCACTTGGAAAATCATTACATTCTTCTATGACTTCATGAGCCCATCTATGATCAGGTGCCCATACAATACCACTTCTAAATAAATCAGAAATAGCATTGACTCTTGAAATCTTATCTTGTCCTTTACCTGGTGTATATTCACCCACAGGAATACCCATACGTCTAAACTCTTGATAGAGTGCAGCACCGTTAGATTTCTTTTCTACTATGAATGCGTCAGGCTCCCACTCTTTAAACTCTTCTATACAAAGTTCTTTGAGCTCTGGAAACTCAAGTCGTTTCTTAATTGCATTTAGCAGTATTATATTATAATTATTGACTTCTTCGTTAAAAAAGACGCCCCATGTAAGTAATGCATTATAGTCTGACCTATTATTAGCTTCTTGTGCTGCGTCCAACGTCATAATAGTAAACTCACAATCAGGTGGATATTCACTATCCCATATCTTCCACCACTCTCTTTTAATAAGTGCACCCTCTTCAGATACAGGGTTTTGCATATATTGAGAGTTCCAATATCTTACATCAAGTGCTGCTTTCTTACTAAGTAACTCTTCTAAACTCCAGAACTCTTCCCATAACGGTTTAATCTCACCATGTTTATCTTCAATAATAGCAGGAAATTCTACAACTTCCCACTGATCTACTTCGTCATTCTTGACCATCTGATTCACAATCTCACCTGTCAAGTCTAACTTAGACCACCTTGTCATTACTACAATAATCGCACCATTAGGCATAAGACGTTGTAGAGGACCAGACTGAAACCACTCCCAAGCAGGCTTAAATACATCAGGTCGTCCAAGTTTTGCATCTTGCTCGGAGTGTGGATCATCAATGATAAACAAATCAGCCCCGCGACCAGCGAGGGCACCACCAACACCAATCGCAAAATACTCTCCATTAAAGTTTGTCCCCCAACGTGATGCCGACTTCGAGTCAGCTTGTAATTCTACTTGTGGAAATATGTCTTTATACGCATCACTACCCACAAGGTTACGGACACGACGACCAAAGTTAACTGCCAAGTCAGCTGTATGAGATGCCATAATAACCTTCTTGTGTGGATACTTGCCAAGAAACCATGCCGGTGCCAAGTAAGATATAAGCTCTGATTTCCCATGACGTGGCGCAATGTTAACAATAACTCTTTTCTTAACTCCTGCGGCAATGTCTTCAAATATTTTTGCGAGTTTCCTATGATGTGCTCCTACCATGTAGCCTGGGTATACATGCGCAATAAAATCTAAAAAGTTTTCCTTACCATGCTCTTGTGCCCACTGCTTTCTAAATATTCTTATCTTTGTTAACGCTTTTCTTTTCTGATCCTCAGTCATATGAGGTAGTGCTTGTTGCAGTTGTGCAATATCCGCAAGCGTTAATTTTTTCTCCTCATTCCCCTCACTCATCTTTAACTTCTTCTATCAATTCTGCATCTATAGTCTCTGGTGCTTTAATAATTCCTTTTGCCTTGAACTCGTTTAACATAGACAATAACTCTTTCTCAACCTCTTCCATTGACTCTACCTTGTGAGTAACTTCGGTCTTCTTCTTAAATGCATCGATGCCATCTATCTCACCTAGTGCACGTAGTGCTGCTGTTTTCTCTTTGGGATTATCTGTAGACTCTATGACTTTAACTAAGTTATTTACTACATATAACTTAAAATCTGCTAGGTCTTTGACTAACATACACTGCGTCTGCCCAACTAACCCTGCAAGATATGCCATCGTCTCGTTTGTATATGTATCAAATTCAGGTTTAAGTAAGGGATTCTGCATCATTTGTTTAGCTAAGTCTTCTGCCGTCTTCACATCGTTATAACCTGGTTCAATCGGTTCTTGTTTAATATCAGCTAAGGTCTTTATTGTTTCAGCGCGTAGACTAAGTTCGTCAGCCACACTCATTTCTGGCATAGCATCTCTAGCGTTCTTTGGCAACGGAATATTTTCTTCTATATTAGGCATTATAATCACGTTAGATAGGTCGTGATCTGGAGTAATACCTTGATTTTGTTGGACATTTTTGTCTGTCATGTGTCGCTGATACACCTTTTTGATTAAATTTGCAGCTTTATACGCGATTGTAACCTAGTTTTTGGTAAAATACTACTATGATAACACTCCTTTTTACACAGCCTGACTTTGCCCTTGTTGTTTTAACTTGGTCTTTCTAGGTTTTTATGAAGCTCACCACGTTAACCTCAGAGAACCTAGCTCATCTTTATGACATGGCTTGTAAACTCCCGCCTTTTAATAAACTCAAGATGCCTAAGTCTTCTAAAGTGAAGTTCAAGGTCATATCTGACCCAGGTATCTATGGTTGTTTTGACGAAGTTGAGATGCAGATTGAAATAAGTTCTATGGCGTGTGGTCACTTTACGACTATATTCCAAACTTTGTTACACGAAATGGTTCACCTAGCCCTCTATGTAAAGAAAGATCCCAAGTTTCATCTCCATGAAGAATCGTTTTTGAAGTTGAAGGCAGTTTACTCTGAGGTTTATAACCTAGATCCTAAAGCTATTTAGTTTTTGTGTAGCATATTACACATTTTTTGCGATGCTACAGCGTAGCTATGCATTTTTGCCAGACAAACTTTCCCTGTATTTCACCTTGTTTTCATTCTGACAGGCAAAACCCTACCTTGAATGACAATATGTAAACTATACTTTACATCGCTTTACTCCTAAGTCCTTGATATTTCAGAATTTTTTTATAAAAATTTTTTTGATTGACCTATTTTTTTGAATAGGGGGTGGGTTTCCCTATGGGAAGGTGAGGATTTTGAGAAAAATAAAAGTCATTTGTGCAAAGCTCAGTGTAACTGCGTCTGTGCGGAGTCCCAATTTAGTTTTGGGGGGTGGGTGTAGGGTGGGTTTGCGTCCGACTTGGTTTCTACTTTGCCAACCTCGTCCACGAAGTTGATCGAGTTGTTCGTGTTCGTGATGTTCGGATTTTATTTTTAAAGCTCAACGAGGTTTGACTATGCGATCGAGTGCTCGAGGTGGACGAAGTAGGAACGTGGTCAAACGTAAGTCATTGATTATAAAGGTTTGTTCATGATGTTCGGACGAGGTTTGACGCCGTTCGCTTCGTAAGTCATTGATTATAAAGGTTTGTTCACGTTGTTCACGTTGTTCGGACAAAAAAATAGGACAAGGGGGACGAAGTTTTGACAAAGTTGGACTTCGTTTGCTTCTTTTCGCAAGTGTCAGCTCGGCAGGTATTGTCCTATTTTTTTCGTCCGAACATACGAACATGACTATATTTTAAGCAGATGTTAAGTATTAAAAACATATATAAAATATATAAATAATATAATAATAATCAATAACTTACTTAATACCTAGTCCAACCAAATTCCACCTCAAAAAAACCCTTGTTTTTACTTTAAAGCTAAATAGAAAAAACCCGAACAACACGAACATAATAAAATCAAGCACTTACGTCATTTTTAACCTAGTTTGCACATTTTTTAATCAGATGTTAAGCGTTTTCAGAGCTCTGGAATACTTTGTTCGGATTGTTCGGACTTTATTTTTAAGTCATATTTTCTTTTTACAACGTCCAACCTCGTTCGAACCCCTCCAACATAGTCAAATAAAAATAAGCGTTAAACAAAAACCACGAACACGCCGAACACGAACAAAATAAAATAAGACCATAACCAAGCTCGAACAAAATAAAACCCCGATCGAACCGAACCCGACTTCGAACACCCCCTGCTCGAACATTGTAAAAAACTATTTTACAAAGTAATAAAACCATGAGACAATCGGAGAGCATCATTTTAAAACCCTATATATAAGGAGCAGAGCAAATGACACTCGAGAAACTTCGCA